AGTTGCTCTGTTTTCAACGGATAACCGATTCTAAAATAATCACGATTATACGGATACTCACCAAACCATACATCTAAAAATGTACTCGGTTTCTTGGCCTCAATCTCAATAATTGGAGGCGCTTCTACATTACCTTGATTGACGAAAGAAGTAGTAATTTCAGTGGACCAGTTTTGAGTAAACGTATGAGTATTTTGTTTACCTAATTTATACGGCATTGGACAAACAAAAGTAATAACACCTCTACCTCTATTGACTATTTCGTCCAAATCGACAGAACCATCAATTAATGCTAAATAAGTCCTGTCTAACTCATCATCAAAAATAAGTTCAGCTGGTTGCTCTGTATATAGCCAATCCGCTAAATCTTCTTTTACCTTTTGTAAATCAGCCATATCTTTTTTCGCTTTAATTACAAGAGGAACATCAATACGACGTTCCTCTGTTTCTGTATTAAGAAAAAGAGCCCCTGCGCGATGAGGGACTCTTACTAATTTTCTTTTAACTGGAGCCCAGGAAGGGCGTTTTCTTCCAACTAGCATTTGAATATAATCTTTTCTGATCTTATTAAAAGTAAAGCTGAGTTTCCCCAACGTGCTCACCGCCCTTAAAATTCCGCTTTTCTTTTTTGTTCACGATCTTGAAGCTTGGTAGTATATGCGTAACTTCCGTTCGCTAATTCTTTTCCATCTAAAACGTTGGTCATATTTACAGTTAAATTTAATTCTTGTTCTCTACCTGATCTATCCGAGAACATAGTTCTTGCTGTAGGTGCGTTGTTATAAGGTGATTGTGGTTGCGTATACCCATTGAAATCACCCAGTACACTATGCGGGATACTATAATGCGAAGTTTGGAATCCAAAATCAAAAACAGATGGCATATTACTCATTTGTTTTTTTACAGTTCCAACTACATTTTTTGCTGCATCCACAACAAATCGTTTCCCCTTATCCATACCAACGCCAACACCTTCTGGTACGGCACTACCAACTGGAATCATCACTTTAGATGGACTGTTAATTTCTAGTGCTCCAGAAATAGTCTTTTTAATCTCTCCAGCAATGCTTTTCGCCTTACTATATAAACCACCTGTCGCATCATCCAACCCTTTTTCAAGACCTTCTATAATGGATTTACCGATGGAACGTAGATTTATAGTGCTGAAAAATTTTTCAACTGTATTCCACTTATCTTCAATGTCATGTTTTATTTCTGACATTTTATCTGTAACAGCTTTTTTCTGTTCCTCAAATTTTCTTGAAACTGTATTTTTTATTTCTTCTACCTTGTTGTCGGCTGAAGTTTTGGTTTCTTCCCACCATTTCGTTATACCTGACCAAGTTTCTTTCATCTTTTGAACGACATCATCTTTCATTACTTGGTATTTGGATTTTATCTGACCAGTTTCCCAATCAACTTGATTTGCATGTTCTCCTGCTTGCGCTTTTGCTTCACTTACAATTTCCTTATGCTTATCTCTTGCTGTAGAAACCGTGCTATTATATTGACGATTCGCTTCTGCGATAGCTGCATCCGCTTCTTCTTTATTAAGTGTTCCTGACTCATCCCGTAGACGTATCGCATATGCGATTTTATCATCACGAGTCTTTTTCGCATCTTCAATCACTTTATCTCTTGCTTTGGCACTATTTTCAACAACTTCTGCTGCTTGTCTAGCTGTAATTTCACTAGCTTGCACTCGCATATTCTCATAAATAACTTTTTGTTCCATTTGATTTTTGGACATATGTTGGATAGCTGTCCGATCCATTTCGTCTTGTAAAGCTTGTAAAGAAATCCTTTCAGATGTAGTAAATTCACGCTTTTCGTTTGCTGCTGTTTGAATGATTTCTTTGATTTTATTTTCTTTTTCTTGTGTTTTTAACTTTTCTTGTTCGTAATGTTGATTCATTTGTTCAATCCGCTTATTTTCTTCTTCAGCGGTTAACACATAAGAATCCGCAAAGAATTTTTTAAGTCCCTCAACTTCTTTTTGTTGTCTTGCATTTGTTTTTTCTATAATCGTGTTACCTAACTTGTCATATTGGCCAATTAACTTCTGTGACTGTTCTTCTGTTATCACTTCATGGTTCAATCTAATTTCAGTCAACTTTTGTCTAATGCCATCAGACAGCTTGAAATACTCACCAAGAACTTTCTTTGTAGAAGAACTTACTTTCCCTTCTGTATTTGTAGCAAAGCGATCTACAGAAGCAATACTGTCTTCAGTTGCTTTTTGATATGCTTTATATGCGACAACTCCAGTCCCAATGAGAGCGGCTGCTATCAATCCAATCGGACCTAGTAATAAACCTAGTGCACTTCCTAAGAATCCAACCGCTCCCGCTGCAACTCCAGCAATCCCGCCGACGGATACTAACGCAATAGATAGAGAACCAATTCCTGAAGCAATCATTCCAAACGCCGCTAAAACAACACCTACAGCTGTAGCCACAGCTGTTAGCGCAAGAACAATACCACCTGTAATTGCAACGGCCTTTTGTACCGGCCCTGGTAATGAGTTAAATCCATCTACAAGCTTTTGTAAACCAGCAACAAAAGCACTAACCACAGGGGCAAGCGCATCACCGATTGTCTTTTTCATTGTGGAAAATGCCGAGTCTAATAATGTGATTCGTCCTTGTAGAGTATCAATTTTAGTTGCTGCGACATCAGCTGCTGTAACTTTCGACATGGAATCCCACATCTCATTAACACCCTTTGCCCCTTCTTTAAAGAGAATAGTTGCACCACGTACAGCATCCGAACCGAATAATGTTTCTAAAGCCATACTTCGTTGTTGGTCTGTTAAATCTTTCATAGACTCATGAAGTGTTCCCGAAATATTTTCTAGACTTTGAATATGCCCCTGTTGATCATAGAATTTTGATGATAAGAAAGCTGAACTTGTTGCTAATTCACGGAATGTCGTATCGCACTTATCATTCCATTTCTTAACACCTTCAGTTTTCATTACGTATTTTTCTAATGCAACTTCAATATCCCCTACGTTTCTGGAAGCTGGTTGAATACCGTTTTTAACTAAAAAATCAAAACCAGCTTGTGCATTATAAGTAATAAGACCTAAATCTTTCATTTTGTTATACGCTTCTTTAGTAGATGGGTTTAATCGCATAAGCATAGTTTTTAAGGATGTACCTGCATCTGAACCTTTTAATCCATTTTGAGCGAATACTGCTAGAGTTGTAGCTGTATCTTTAAATGTCATCCCAGCTCCTGCTGCTACTGCTGACGATGCCGCTAAACCATATTTCAGTTCACGTACATCTGTAGCTGATGCATTTGCTGCACCTGATAATATGTTAGCTGCATCTGCTACTGAAAGATGATCTGCTTTAAATGCATTTAAAGCTGTGGATGCAATTTCTGCCGCCTCGCCTAATTCTAGCTCTCCTGCTGTAGCTAAGTTAAGAGCACCTTCTAAACCACCATTTATAATATCTGTTAAACTAACTCCGGCTTTTATTAATTCCTCTATACCTTGTCCTGCTTGAACACTAGAGTACTTTGTCGTTTCTCCCATGTTAATAGCTAATTCGCTTAACTTTTTCATTTCTTCTCCAGTAGAACCAGATACTGCTTTAATGTTCGCCATTTGTTGTTCAAAATTCATTGATTCAGTAACCGCGGATTTTAAACCACGTCCTATAGCATAAGTCATTCCGCCAAACACCATACCGATTTGCATTCCTGCATTTTGCAAATGATTACCTAATGTCTCCATACGATTACCAAAATTCAATAAACGATTACCTTGCTGCTCTAATTCATGGTTCGACTGACGTAATTCGTTTTCAAATCGATTTAGTTCACCTGTTGCTCGATGGATTTGTTCGGCGTATCGCTGCGCTGACTGACTTGCTTCACCTTCTTCAGTTTTGGCACGATTATAGGCTTGTTGAAGTTCCCTAATTTTCTCTTTTTGTCTATCTACCATACGAGATAAAACATCTACTTTAGCTCGTGTTTGTTCCGTTGCATTAGAAAAACCGCCCATGCCAGTTGTAATAGACTGAAATTCAGCCTGTAAGGATTTCAAAGAATTATTTAACTTATCCATCCCTTTTTGCTCAGCTTGACGGTTTACTTGTTTTAATTCATTTTCGAATCTATTTAAATCAGCAACTGCTTTATTCACTTGCGAAGCATATCGCTGGGTTGCTGCATCATTTTCACCTAATTTAGCCTTATTTTGATCGTAGGCTTGTCGCAAAGCTCTAACTTTTTCTTTTTGTGCTTCAATTAGCCTGCTGAGTGTATTCATTTTCGCTTGCGTTTGTTGACTAGCATTTGCGAAGCCACCCATTCCTGTACTTACAGATTTCAGCTCATTCTGTAATGTCCTAACCGCACGTCCTGAGTTTGCTATACCTTGACGAAAATTCACATTATCAAGGGACAGCCTAACGACTAAATTATTCATTTCATTCGCCATCATCTTCCCCCTTATTAGATAATGTTTTCTGCTGG